AACTGTGTTGTTTGCTGTGTATCGGTTAGACTTTTTAACCATAAACTCCACTGGTCAACCGGAGTATATATAACAATCATCTCATTTTCATAAAACAACGTGAGATTTTCACGGCAACCAGCAACCTCGTAGCCATCTGCGCTTTCCAGCAATACTTGTGTTACGTTTTCCCAACAGACTATATCATTATCAATACATACATACGAAGGGAGGTCATAAGTATCACTTGGTATCTCCACAACTTCATTTTCGTAGCAGACAACCTCGTTTTCCCACGCAATCACCATAGATAAAATACTGCCAGGGTCTTCTATGGTTGGCGTATATGATATTGTCTCATACACAGCAGGTGAATTACTTACCCTATCTGTCCCTGGCCTTCTCTCGGCACTACCATAGATTCTCGGCAGACAATTCTCTAAATGACGACAGCCGGATGAATACTTTTCTATATTAGTCAAAGCATCCAGTTCCGGTGACAGTTCGCCAGAATTAAATGATACAATCTCTTTGTTCATTACTGTTTATTAAAACAAATATCCGAACACATCAATAGTGGCTGTAGTGGCAGCAGCGGTCGCTCCGGCGATTATCTGGATACCAAATTCTCTGTTTGCCGCCGTAGCGTCAGAACCGTCAATAACCTTGTAATCATTACTTGAAGTAACCAGCCTCATAAAATCTGTAGTAGTAATCATATCTACAATCCCTGTTTCAGCATTCAGGAAAGCCTGCGTTGCGCACGCAGCACCAACTCCAAAATCAACATCGTTACAACCCGCTAAAGTCGCACTTGAATTGCGGATTATTACTTCAGTAACAACACAATCCTTACCGTACGGAACAGAATACAGTATTTGTTTCGTACCATTTGCGTTTGTTCCCATTGTCACCGACGTACTGCTTAACAATGCAATACTTGTTTCTTTCAAATCTGCCATTTTTTGACTCCTTAAATCAATATTTCGTTTTCATAGAATAATACCTTATTTTCATTACATACCATTGAAGAAGACAATACTGCGGTTTCAGATGTTACAACTGGGTCATTTTCATAACATACGATATTGTCTTCATAACAAATAAACACTGGCATTAAAGCCCTGTTTGTCGCATTATCTGCCAATGTCAATACGATTATGTTTTCATAACACAAACCAACATTTTCATAAGAAACTATACTCGGTAACACCACATCCAAATCTATCATAATAGCGATAAAACTTGTGCCTGGCCTTCTGGTTACATCGCTGTAAATTCTGGGCAGCATATTCTCCAAGCGCCTGCAACCATACCCATACTTCTCTACGTCAGACCTTGCATCTAACTGTGGAGTAAATTCGCCTTCTCTGAAAGTTATAGAGGCGTTTGCCATTATTCCACTATGACCCGTATCGAAGGTTTCTTTTCGGTTTCGTCAACGACATTTAAGACCTTGTTCTGGTCAATGATTAACTGGTCAACATTAGCGTCAACAGTATCTATCTGGTCGGATAAATCCTCTAACGTGTCGCCGTCAGCACCAACTATATCGTCAGCAATAGTCGTATCTACGGTATAAATACTTATCTCCGCAGTTCCATCCCAATATACTACTCCGTGTCCGACAGGAGGGTCGGTAGCTGCAACGGCGCCTTGATATATGGTTATATGATAGACCCCTGCCGCTATAACGGGAAACGTTCCAGTATAAGTTCCACTACCCGAACCAGCGCCGCCTTCAGACAAGGATATATCATAAGTAGCTATATTGGCATCGTTCCATACTTCCCAAGTATCTCCGCCGGTAACATTAACCTTGAACGTTCCAGTGTCATTCTTGAAAATGGCAGCCCATAGTGTTTGGTCAAGAGCCCAACCAAATCGTATTTCGTGCGCCACTAACGATACCTCTCATCATTCCACGTATTCAAATCATATTGACCGATAGTATTGGTTTCCTGCCTGTCTATCGCCCTTACCTGCGACGTTAATACTTTAAGGTCTTGCTTTATATCCAGCATAAGCGATTCGGATTTCGTTCCGGCCAGAGCGGGTATAAACTTCAATGCCAGATGCAGGACAAGAACATCTACAAATAACGGGTCAAATTCAGTTACGTCGGTTACTTTCCTGATATACCTGATTGACATTTCAGATTCGTTTGTAAGTAGAAGAGTCCCTTCAAGTGCATAAGAGTCAAGGTTCACATCTGAAAATCTATTCTCATAGATGGACTTCATTCTCAAAAAATCTTCCGGCAGAATAAACTGATAGTCCCATTCAAATGATGGAGTTTCGGTATCTAATACCAAATCAGCCCTTGCAGAAGCAAACCGCCACCAATGCGACCTCAATAGCGAATCTCTGGTCTGCGTATAATGCAGGTTGCACAGTATCGCTTCTAATGTAGTATTAGCGTCAAGGTCTGTTTCCGTAGTGCCGGTATATGCGAGTCTTTTGGCGCCTATTCTACTTAAACTTTGGTTGCAAATTTCAGTAACTAAAGTAGCCATTTTATACCTCGTCTTTTCTCTTAACAGTTACTCTCAAAACGCCATCGGGAGTATTTATCAAGTTTGCCAGATTGGCTGCGTTTTCGGGGCCAAGATGAACTCTTTTTATCACTATTTGGTCGCCGTTAGTCCGAGTAATAAAAACCATACAGTCCTTCGGCACGTCAAATTCCGCTTTAGTCATAATCAAACTCCATATCTCTGTCTGGTAACGCTAAAAATACTTTTAACCTCTGTTGCACCCAACACTCTATTAAAGAACATCAAGTCGTCCATCTTGCCATTCCAACTTGTTCCGCCAGCGCTCCTTGTCCCAATATACATTTCTACCGCAGCATCGGAATCACGAGCAGCATCTGGGGCGGCGACCTCCGTTACTACAACGGCTTCACCATTTACATATACCGTTGGTGCGCCTCCGGCGGCTGCCGTGTCTGCATCGTAAGTAAGAACCACCAACTGCCACGCACCATCAGTAATATCAACGGGGAAAGTCCAGTTGCCATCTGTTCCAGTAGTGGATTGAATGAAGGTCAATTTGGTATTGGAAGCGTTACAATAAAGCACTATTCCGGCGGTATAAGCTGCATTTGATTTGCTAAAAACAACTCCACCATTTGCCTGTCCCTGGTCTAACGGTTTTAGCCATCCAACAAACGAAGAACCACCATCAAAAAGATTATCAAGGGTTGAACCACTTCCTACATTTATCTGGCTGCTATCTATAAAATTATATCCTGGATAAGCACCGTAACTTAACATTGTAGTAGCGCCAAGATTACTATTAAGCGCATAGTCAAATACTGTATCTGTGGTCGCAAAACCATCCCATAGTTTCCAGTGTGCCAGCAGGCCGTCTGTATTGACCTGCGGCATTAAGTATTTTGCGTTATACATCAGATTCCTCGCAAATAAACCGTAACAACGAAAGCGCTTGTCGGGTCTGCGCTTGGCAATATGCCTATATCAATTACGCCGGTCAACGGTTCTGATACACTATAGGCATAGGTAGTTTCCACTGCCAAAGCCGCTACCTTCCATACTTCGTTATCTGCGTTATCGTCAATAGCTACCGTAGTTGTTGCACTTGCCGTATTAGCGCCACATTTAACGTGGATTTTCTGAAGGATACCGTTCATCGGCAAGGCATACTTGACTTCAGTGGTATCGCCACTTGCAAAAGTATAAGTAATTATTCTCTCCCATACGGGAGCTTCCCTGAACGCAGGGCTTGTTAAAGCTGCACTTCCAGCCATTATCTATCTCCTTAACCTGTATCCATTTGTTTTTCTGGGTATTTCGCTATACCGCCAGCCGCAGCAGTATCAGCCGCCTGTGTGCCAGTTCCGTCAAAGGTCGGAAATTCGCAGTCTGTATAAGCTGCCGTAGAACTTAATTCCGTATTCTGGGCGATGTAAAGGTCGGCCATATTCTGAAGGTCGTCAAACGTCATACCCCCCACTGATTTATATGGGTTTCTTTTGACATAAGCCAAAAAGCCCCATAACGTTGCATTCGCTGCCATTGTTGCCATTATTTTTCTCCTAATAAACTTTGATATTCCATTGTGTAGCCGGTCGCAAGAGTCAATAAACTCTTGTAATTGAAGTGGTCGCATATCGCTGTCGGGTCAACCATAATCTTGTATCCGGCCATTTTTACTAACAAACTAAAATACTCATCTTCACCCCATCTCAAATAACCGCCGTATTCGTTAATGGGGTGATATTCCATCTTCCACCAAGGTCGGTCAATGTTCTCGAAGACCTCTCGTTTAATAAGTAATGTCGAACCGCCAATCGCATCTGCTGACACTAATCCTTTTGGTAACGGTTTGCTTACAGGCCACCATTCATCGCCAACCTTAAACGACCATACCACTTGCTTATCACTTGTCATCGGGTAAATACCTGCTGCAATAGGAACGTTATAAGAAAGTAGTTTTTGCAAAGTTCCAGTCGGTGCTACGGTATCGTAGTCCATAAAATAAACGTGCGTTACGTCAGGGTCTTTTAGTGCGAAATATGCAATAGAATCCCTGCCAACTCCGGCGTCTCTTGTGGAAGCATATCCCCATTCAACGTCAGGATGCTGTGCCTCCATTGCGCAGTATCCGGCAGTTCGTATATCAATCTGATGGTCTTTTGCAACCGGTATCCCTATAACTACTTTCATTTTCTAAATATCCTGTCGTAGTTTTCTGCGTATTTCTTTCGGTTGTAGGGTCGTGGCACGTCGCCTTTGCCCGCACCATCATTTCTGCTTATCTTCAGCTGACCGTCCCTGTCGGTGTAACCGGCCTTGTAAGTGCGGCAATTAACTTCGTCTTGCAGGTCTTTTTTGTTGTGCTTGAAGGAAACTACTTCGCCGTCGTTGTTTTTAGCCATTTCCAAAATCTCAACTTAAATAGAAATTCCGACCAATGCGTATCGTGTCCACAAACCCTGCAATGGCGGTATCGTTTACCGTTTTTTTCACGGGGCATATACATATACGACCCACACTTCGGGCATTGTGGCGTTTCTGAAACTATCTGTCCTTTCATAAAAACTGGGGTGGAGTTTCCCCCACCCCATTCCTAAACTAAATACTGAGTTGCAACATAAAGAACGCAGAATGGTCTGTGCCAGGCAAAATGCACACTCCAGCTACTTGGTCAGTTCCAGCGGCTATATCTGCATAATGAGCAAATGAACCGTTAGCGTGGTAATACAAACTTCTTTCGGTTGCAGCCGGTCCTACCCAACTACCCCTGCAAATTCCCCAGGTTTGAATCCAGGTCTTGGAACTTGCAGCACAAGTAACAACCGGCATACCAGCCATCGTAGTTGTAGTCGTTCCGGTTGCATATGAACTACGAATGTCAGCCCAAGGATTCGCAAGGATTTCAAAGTGGTCAGTTGTTTTGGTAAATGCGTGGGAAACCGGTGCTTCCAGATATATAATTGTTTCAGTAGATACATTTTTCGTGTTGCCAACTATCTGACGTATGCATTGATTAGCAAGGGCGAGCTTCATAAGGAAAACATAACCGCCAGCCAACTCGTCTTCGTCACAAGTTTCAGAACTACCTCCTGTAAGGTCAACGAGAACAGACGTGTCACCGGCAGTAATAGCAGCCGGTAATGCCTGATACCAATCACTTCTGTGGTCTGCGGCCCAATAAACCGCATAGTCAACGTGAGCAGTTGTAATAGCTGCACCAGCATTAGCATACTTGTACACTCGACCGTCCCAGGTCAGGTATCTTGTCCCGTACACAAACCTCTGTGTCGCTTCGGTAGCATAAATACCCAAGTTGTTATCGCCACTAAAGTCGTGAGGTGAACCCTGCCAGCCGATGGGATTAAACGGTTTTGTAAAGTGTTTACTCATAATTTAATCTCCTTTCAAGATTATGCAGTGTCCAGTTCAATCGAAACAACTGCGGGGCCTTCGACTCTTGTTGCGCCTATACTCAGTGTCGAATATACTTGAGTAGAGTTAAGCATAGTCGGAAGAACGTCTATACTTACTGTTGGCTCTTCTGCGATAGCCAACACAATCGCATCCTGCGCAAAAGCGTAACAACGCCGACAATCAGTGTCAGCGCCAACTGCTAATCTGGTGCTCTTTATGAAGTTAAAGCCCATAAAGGAGTCAACGAAACCCTGCGCCAAAGCCTTGACCGTGTTGTAGTCCGCACTCTTAACTTCAGTTGTGTTAAGCAACTGGTTGATATTGTGAGGATTGGTCAGGAAATAACGCTGTCTGGATTCATCAATCTCTGCGTCATCAAGAAGTTCCTTGCAGGTAAGTAGCTTAGCGATGGACAGCGCTGTTTCAGCACCGGCGGCGTGCGCTGTTCCAGCCGCAGCAACCGCTCCTGTGCTTTGAACAACACGGCACTCGCCAACGTCTGAATAAGCAATCGTAGTTCCGCCAGCGTGACCTTCCAAAACACTTGCGCCAAGAGCGGCGATAATTACATCGTCAATCTGGCGGTTCAAAGAGAACGTCTGATTCTGGGCATAAACCGATTGCGGGTCTATAAGCATCTTCAAACGGTCTGGTTTGTCGATTATGTCGGCGGGGACTACATAGTCCACCATCGACAGTTTTCGACGGGTGTGGTCGGCATCGGAAATAGGAGTAGCTCCGTGACGTGCGCCACGAGGCTGAGCATCCTTTGGCCCGATGATTTCCACGTACATCGTATCGCCCGTTATTGACTCCATCCGGCAACATCCACGCATTTTCGCTTGTTTCTGCTGCGATAAAAGCATAATGTTGGCCTTGAACTGGTCAACAAAGGCAATCGGTATCTGGGTACTCATAAGAATAGCCTTTCTAATAGTTGAAAAATTGCCTCGGAAAGATAGTCCACGACGAGTGGGTCATTCCTATCTAACGCCGATGGGCGGGTCGATTACGACCGTTTTCCGGGGCCTTCAACTTGAAAGGCTAATCCGTGGTACTATTGGTTCAACTAAGGCCCCCTATGGAGTAGTCTTAGTCTTTGCCATATTTGCTCTTAAAACCATAATCTTATCTGTTATTACTTTTCGTTGCGCTGCTGTGCTTTTAGAGTCAAGCAAAACAGGAGACGCCATCAAATCGTTAATCTGGGACTGATAATCCGCAGGTGTCGGAATTGAACTAAAGTTCGGCGGCTTGCCCTCGGCGAATTTACTACCCAAATTAGATGTAAATCTTGTTAGGTCTGGGTCTTTCTGTATTTTGACTACAACCCGCTGCTTTAACCCCTCATCACCCTTAGTGCCTTCTTCGATTGCCATATTACCGAAATGTATTTTCTGGTCGTAGGCATTACCCCAATCTCTCGCAAGGCCACCTGTAAGTTCTGTCATTTCTGCTTCTTCGGCGTTTTTCTGGTTCTGAAAATCCAGCATTACATCCTGACCAAAAGCGGCAATAAACTGGTCAGCCGCCTTTTTGCTTATACCGGCCTTGAAGAACCTGTCCTGCCAAGCAGATAACCGTTCTGTCGGGAATACCAACTCGGATATTTCCGCCGGTATATCATCGGGCACTTTCAAGCCGTAATCGGCAACGGTTTCCGGCCTGCCTCCGGCTTTATAGTATTCTTCCCATTCGACCTCGCTGGATGTCTCTGTAGGAACTGATATTTTGTCCTTGCCCATCATTCGCTTGGTATCAACGGTAATCTTTGCCAGATGCTTGAAATTCTTCACGGTCGACAAAATAGCATCGTCCCTGTAATCTTCATCCAAAACACCTTGCCAACCTTCTTTCAACGAACCATCTTCGCCAATAAAAGAAGATACCGTTGGCGGGGTTGGGGTAGTCTCTGGTTCGGTAGTCGCAACTAATCCTTCTTCCATAATTACACCTCCCCTTTTCTGGCAAATTGTTTCATATTTTCAGGGTCGTTAAGATACTTTTTGGCCGTAGATTCCAACAACTGAATCACAAAGGTTTCTGTTCTCGTGCCAGGATTGTTCTCTGAAAACATAGTTTCCTGTTCCTTCGTCTGGCAAAAGTATGGACGACGAGGCACTTCTACATATAATATATTTCCGTCCCTATCCTTCTTTACTTCGTTTTCGGCGTTCCTTCTTTCCTTTTTGGTAGCATCATACGCAATGATTTCCGTTACCTTTGCGCATCCTCTTGCGACATTTTCGTCCCTTTCTACTTCTTGATACATTGTTTTTGGGGCTGGGATAGTCGCTCCAGCGGTCTCAGCTAATCCATCTTTACTCATAACTTTACTCCTTTTTTTAAAAATCTACTTTTTCAGTTAATTCACATTCTCTAAACCACATAAACGTATCTCTTTCTTTATTTATACTTACGAAATAATCTCCATAAGTTTGTTTATTATTTATTTCCTCTATGATTCCCTCTCCCACACATCTTCCGGCCGTCCCATTTATATGGTCATAAACAACTTCTTGTCCTATCTTATATTTTTTAGGCAAAGGAATATCTTTGGTGCGAGGTTCGAGCTTTTCAATATGAAAACCACCCACGCCAGGAACAAGTGCGGCTTTGCCGTTCACAAACATGTCAATCTCATTGTCGGTCATAAACTTTGCTCCTTTTTTGTCTAAATAAAATATTCTATGCCGTCAATAATGTAAATGTGCGGGGCATTTTTTTGTTTTTTGTTTTTAGCAAGCCACTCCATATCAAGTACCATTACTGCATCTCGATACTTATTGCCAAAACAACCTTTAACAAACTCGCAATCTGTCCCTTCGTTTACGATTTCGGCGTTATCAACAATTTTTCTTGCCTCTTCATAAGTAGGTAGCGGCGGTATGGGTGGAAGTTTTGCTATCTGTCTCAAGGTTTCCATCTTAAATCTCGGACAGTCTTCTTTAACACCGTGTTCTTTTAACCACGTCCCATCTTCAGTAGTTAACTTTTCCATTTTCATTCCTTTTCCAATTTGTTCAAATCATAATCAAGCCAACGCCTGATTTCTATTATTACCGACCTTGCACCTTCGTTGAAATCGCTCTTCCTTGCAGAGTCCTCGACAAAAGTGGAACGGTTTTCAAGACAATACCTCGACAAGTATAGTAAAACCCTCTCGCCGTGCGGGCCAGAGAAAGAATGAAGGAAATCCATATTCCTCTGCTTAACTATTTCTTCCCGTGTTTGGGCTTCCACGATGTTACTTTCTGAAGGGTTCCATAGATATATGCGTTTAATCTGTCGCCGGTAAATCCCTTTTTCTTACCTTGCCGCCTCAATTTTCTTTCAAGTTTTACTGGCATTATTTTGCTCCCATCAACACCACTTCTGACTTAGGACATCCAGAACGAAGTATAAGAGTGTCCATAGGCTCAGTAGGCAAGATATACCCACAAAGAACACACTTATACTTTCCTCCACGAACCAACATCCAATCGTGTCCGTCGCATAGCAATCTTGAAGTTACTATATGTATCAGACCATTCTTTTTCATTTACGCTCCAATTAACGCTTCAAGATATTTTCGTAAATTGTTCCCGATTCCAATCGAACATTTTTTTATATGCTCTTCTGGTTTTCTCCAATGCGCTTTTTGTTACTACTTTTCTTTCCCCCGTAGTCCAAGGTCTAATTTTTATCTTTTCCATTTACGCTCCCGTTAACATTTCGGCCGGACTACCAACTTCCGGCGCTTTTGTGGCCGATTGATACGCTGGGCCCGCAACCTGTGCCATCTGTAATGCCTGTTGTGCCTCTAATTGTGCCTGACGTGCCTCACGTTTGGCTTCTCTTTCGGTTTCGGAGGCCATATCCTCGGCATTAACACCAAACGTCCTACCCATACGCATAATAGCATCGTCGACGTCAACATTATCAGTAGCGCCTGGGAATACCGCCTCCATCTCGCCAACAAAGGATACCCACTCCTGAAATGCCTTTGCCTGTTGACTTCTAAGTTCAAGGGCAAACGGCCCGACGAACTCTATCCCGAAATTGGCGCCTTGTAATTCTGTGGGGGGGTATGGAATAACACCGTTTCTAATTAAAAGTAATACCGACCTTGTAATGCACTTTTCTAATAGTTCATACCATACCCTTGCAACGGGCGGCCCAATTCTATGCCAGGTCTGCCTTATTCGTTCTCTTATCTCTAATGTAGTTCTTCTATCCCCGGTCAAGTCCTCAAGCGGGCTAAAAGCGTTTTTAAAAAATCCCCTGTGAATTATGTCCTGCTCCATAGCAAGAATGTCTTTTACTATCGGGAAATTGCCTAACATTCCACCCTCAGCTGCCTTTGCAAATGGAAATTCCCTGCCTCTATTTATAGCGCCAGGAGTTACCCTATAAGGACCCTCGAAAGATTCGAGAATGTCTCTCGGGGGATTAGCCCACTTATTCCCAACATCGATAAAATCCCTCTTCATTCTGTCGAGAACTTTTATTTGCGGGAGTATCTCCGTTCCAATTCCACGACCATGTTTTTCGTATGCCGGCCTTTTCCACCTTGCACAGTGATATGGAAATTCGGGATAACCGCCAACCGCGACTTCTGTTTTTTCCTTCACACTTACTACAATGGATTCCCAAGGCATATTTTCGTTAAAACTTTGTGATAGATTTGGATTTACAATATCTCTCGGCCTTACAAGATAAATAAACTCAAATAAATCATTTTGTTTTTTCTGGTCGTTAAATGCATCCATTACTTCTTTGCCGACCTTGTCCTCGCCGAACTCCTCTATCGCCTGTCTCGCCGTATATTTCGCCGTAAATATAAGACCGTCAACTAATTTTTTACTGTTCTCAAGGAATTGATACGAACCAACTACACAAGTTCTGTAATTCAAACCTGTTTTTGGTGTCCATTCGGAATAAATGCTTGCAGGCCCGAAATATATCAGAGACCTTAAAACCTCGTCGAACTCAGTTATGAAATTGGACTCGAAGAGTTTCTCGTGAGACACCTCTGTAAGCATAGAGATATATCTTTGTGTAGCATCGTCAATCCTGTTATTATTCCCAACCTTAACCGCATAGAAAGTCTGGCCGGAAGGTATTAAAACCTGCTTCAGACCGGATACCATATCCTCTCCATCCAACATAGGGGTCTGGTCGAATATCTCGGTAGTCCTCGGCACACCAGCTTCATAAGTAGCAGTTATCTGGACATAAGGATATATCTTGTCTGCCGTTTCCTGCCATAAACTTCTTATATTGGCCTGTGCAGCCAACTCTCTATTGCGCAGGTCAATTATTTCTTCTGCTCTACTCATAGGTTCTGTCCCACAAAGTATAAATGCCTTGTATTTCTATTAAAATATCCTCAAGTTTAAGATATAAATACCGGTTTGACCTGTTACGATTAAGAAGATTGTCATCCGTAATTTTTAATAAATTATCTCTTGTCTGTTTTAGTAATTCTATTTCTTTCACACTTGACATAATTTATCCCTAATGAATTAACGTAGGAGGATTCAGAGGCCGGACACACCACATCACATTACATTCATCTTTATTACATATTAACATCTTTAGGTGTTTTGCCTGCACCTCCTCTTTAATGGTTTTTGGAATAAGAGTTATCTCTACGTCTGACTCTCTATCTGTGATTTCTATCTCCATAATTTATATCTTTTTCATTTAAATTCGATTCTTCTCGCATTCACGTAAGTCTCTTTTGAGAGTTTTGATAATCCAAAGAAGGTTCTCTTTGTCTCCAATATCACATTCTGTTTCTACGACTTCTACATTATTTCTCAATCTTGTCTCTATAATTTGCGAAATTACGGTTAGCACAGACCTTATTTGTTTTTCCATATTCTTTTTTAGATTAGGATTCAAATACAGCATTTCTCTTTTTGTTCCTTTTATCCTAATAAAAAAGCCCTATAACCAGTTGGTCATAGGGCTTCGTTTTTACGATTGTCCCAAACTATTTAGTTTTTAACTATACAGGAATATACTCTGGTTTTCTTAATTCGTTATTGCCATGATAAAGGTCGCTCGAAAAAATAAACTCATTTACTTTTGGAAAATT